TTAGAACCATCCTTTGTCGCCGTTAAGGGTTTCACGCACTGGCGTCAGTACGCTGATGTTGTTGATAGCTGCAATCACGATGAGCGTGATAATCAGTGCCATCAAAAGGTTTTTATGTTGCTGTTTCATGGTGTTCCTTTCGGTTGTACACGGTTAAAAAGTGATTTCATGAAACAGGGAAACGGGCGGGCTTGGAAGTTGGAGAAACCTATAGGTTAAGTGGTTAACCTATAGGTTGAATGAGCGTTGAAATTAGCGGTGAATCGTTCCGGCCAGGCAGTTAAATGAGGACTTTTCCACGTTACCGATACCGTCACGAACCAACATATATTCAGCAATCGGTTTGCCTATCGCGGCTTTGTTGTGTTTGGCTGACTTCAAGCCCGCCAAGGTATCGACACACAAGCCCTTTTTATCGGCAAGCCATCGCGCATCCGCCATCGAGTTCACCGCACCAATCCACCACACAGGCGATTGCTCGGTCACGGTTTTTGGTACTTCCTGACCACGTTGGAAAATCGAATGCAGCACAAGCCCATATTGGCGACCACCGCGCCACAATTCGCCCGCCTTACCTTTGAGTTTGCCGGACGTTTCCACGCAGCTTGCCAGCTCTTCGATGATCACATGCAGTTGGTCAGCATCCCCATTACCGACCGCCCACACTGCCGCGCTGAAAAATTCGAGTTCCTCACTACACGCGCCATCTTTGGGGATATACGCCAACTTAAACGACTTGCCACGCTTGCGCGCCATCACCAAGGCTTTGACGAACGCCACACGAGAATTGGTTTCAAGGCATTGTTGACCGCGGAACTTTGCCCCCGCGTAGTTTCGATATGGGTCAAAAAAAACCGCTTGCGCGGCCTTTGGCACCAAACCCAAGTGTTTAACGGCGGAGGTTTTACCTCCGCCCGTGCCCGCCACGTAAATCACATGCTCGGCATCGTGTGACGGGTTCGAGTTGACCGGGTTGGGGAATTTAAGCGGCGTCTTTTTCTTTTTGCTCACGCTGTTTTTTCTCCTCTATCGCTAATAGTTCTTTTTGGTATGCCATGGTTTTCTTGGCGCTGTAGACCAGCGACAACACCGCCAGACCGAGCACCGCTTCTTCCATGTAATTACCGAACATGGACGTGACCGTGTCACCATGCTTTTCTAGCACTGGCAACGCCGCATCAATCACCGCCGCTTTGCCTTTTTCGTCAAACTCAAAATCCACACCGGAAATAATCGTCGTGGCTTGCTCGGCAATGGTGAACAACACCGACAATGCGCCCTGAAACATCTCGCCCGCGGGTTTGCTGTCGTCGTTGGCGGCTTCGGTTGGTAAGTCGGTTAACTCGCTGACTTCGGTTTGTTCCAATCCGCTGATAACCGCGGAGAAGTCGCCCCAATCGTCCATATCTGGTTGGTTTTCAATTTCACCCTGCATTGACGGTTTCCCCTTGTTCGCTTTCTGGTTCGGTTGGTTTCTTGGTTGGCATCAGTTGACGGATTGCCCAAATCAACAAGGCAACAAACGCAATCCCCGCTAAGACTTTTTTCACCGGAAACGGCGGCTTTTTAACGGGCGTTGCTACGGGTTCGGGTTCGGTTGGTGACTCGATTTCAACGCTTGGCGCGTTAACCTGTTCAATGACTTCAACGCTAGGCGTATCAATGCTTACAACGGTTTCAACCACTGGCTCAACCGTTGGCAATTCGGCGTCAATTGTGACCGCGTCACTCGCTTCCAGTTGTTCAACCGAGTCAACCATGTTGGATTCCACAAAGGCGTTAATGCTCTTGCTCATTGGGCTGTTGCCACAGTTTGGGCACTTGTAATACAGCAGCCCTAAGTTGCGCCCGTTTTTGGTTGGCTCACCCTCGGCAATCAGCTTGCCTTCACCGACACGATGCACGGTTGAAGCGGTATGACAAACGGGGCACGAAACGTGCCCACGAATTGGGTTTGGATGTTTACTCATCGGCGGTGGCCTCGACACTTTCCAATTGCTGAATGTTGTCTTGCACACAACCGCGATATTTTTCACGCACCTTGTTATTGAGCTTGGTTAACTGCTCGATTTGTTGAAATAGCGTCGGATTCAAACCAAACGCTTCAAGCGACAAGTTACCCGTCATGAGCATCTTGCTTGCACGCTTGATAATCGCGTTGGTGTCCATGTTTTTGAACTGACTCAGTTCGTTTTCCACACTGGCGTTAAGTTTGTCGGCGGCATCGAGCGCGGCCATTGCTTGCTGACATTCTTTAAGGGATAGCATTTCCATTGTTTAAGCCTCGGCTAGTTCGTCGTCGGTATTCGGTTTTTTCTGAATCTGTTTGTTGACTTCTTTCATCCAGACCAGCAATAGACGCCAAAACACGCCGCCCTTGCTGCGCTTCACTTCGGCTTCCATTTCTTGGGTGATTTTGTCGATGGTGCTCATTGGGTTGTCCTTTTACCTAGTTGCTGAAATCGTTGTCGCAAGCAATTGCCCAAAGGGGCTAATGAACTGAGTGGCAATAATCATGGTAAATCGCCATGTCATTGCTCTTAATTATGTTGATGTCCGGCTCTGGCGGTTGCACTTGTGCCAGCTGGCTTTTCCAGTTGGCTTGGCGCAGTTGAAATCGTTCAAACTGTTCGGCGTAAATGTCGCTGGCATCGTCGCGGATGAGTTCTAAGTCATTGCCTTTGCGCTCGGCGGTGCATTTCATCGACCAACCACGCGCACCGCGTGCCCAATAGAGAAACGCGCCCGCTTTGCGTTGGGCTTTTTCACCCTCAAACACGATAGAAAATTGGTTTAGGCTACTGGCGAACGTGCCGCGGCTCTTGATTTGGTTTCGAATCTGGCGGGCTTCGTGGTCAAGCTTCTTAATTAGATGGTTAAGCTTTTGCACCGCATCGAGATTGCCCTGCTTACGGTTAATGTCGATTGCGCGAATTGCGTCTTGCTTTTTGGTTTCTTTACGTCGGATTTCTCGCTGCATCGGCTTGCGCCATTGTTCCAACATGTAACCGCACTCTTTAATGATGCCCGTCATGTTGTCCACTTCGAACGATGCCAACACATCCCAATCGGGTGCGCGGCTACAGCGTGCAATGTTGTAGCGGTTGCCTTTTATCAGTCCTTGGTCGGCATTGTCGCCCTTGGCTGCGTAACCCACCGCTTTGATGAGATAGCCCGCCGCCGCTTCGCTGAATTTGATTTTCTCCAGGTGCGCCATGCCATTGCCCCAAAGTTGCTCGATGCGGTTTGCCCATCCTGCAAAATGGTGTGATTCCACTCGCCAGTTCAGCAGCACATGCACATGGGGATTGGGTTCGCCATCTTCGTTAGCCGGTGACTCAGCGACCCAAATGTAATGAAAATCAAACGGGTTGGCGGTTGGTCCATGAATTTCTTTAACGTGTTTAATCTCTTGGTCGTCTTTCCATGCTGCTTTGAGTGGGCGTCCGATTCTGCCCGCAACTTTGACCTTGTCACCGTCAAGCCCAAGTGAGCCCGCTTCGCTTGCGGAATACTCAAACCCGCGTTGGTACATTTTTTTGAGAGCGTTAAGAAAGCGTGACACCTCGGCGCCAATCGTGGTTTGGATTGGGCAATATGGCAGCCCCTCATCGGTGACCGCTTCGCCACCGAAAATGCGCTCGCGTTGCTTTTGCGTAAAAGTCAGTGTGAGAAAGGTGCTAAACCCACCATGACACGCCGCGACATAAGCGCCCGATTCAAAGATTTTCTTCACGGCGCGAGGCGTCAGTTTCTCAGTGAATCGCTCACCCGTCGGTGGTTCGGGTGCATCGGACGGGCTTGGGTGGTATTTCACCTGCATTTTCAGTTGTTGTGCCCAACCGCGAGACATTAAATACGCTCGGCTAGTGCCAATGGGTTGCCATTCAAGGCGGTTGTGTTCGTTACGAATCCAGCCTGTTTGCGCTTGTGCGCGTGCTCGATATTCATCGGTCACGTTGTCGCCACAAAACGATTCCGTTTTATGGCGCGGCGGCAGACGTCGAGAACGGGTAATTAAACGGTCTATCTGCTTACGTTTTCCGTGTCCGACTTTTGCGCCCTTTGACGAGCCTAGTCTTTTCTGGACTTCGTCCAGCGCTTCGCGCCCAAGTTCGGCACTTTTTAAGGTGCGTAAATGGTGGATTTGATCCAATGACTTGAACTTTTGCAGTTCATTTTCCATCCAATCACGGTTTGGAGCACTAAAAAAACCGCTTTCGATAGCGGCGATATTTTTCTCGGTAACAGTAACGTCTTGCGCTAACGCCGTAATAAAGCCCACATCGTGCGGGCTTAAAAGTTGGGTAAATTCGCGTGGCGATTGCACGTCATAAAGATGGCTCATTTTGGTAAGTTCTCCAAAGATTGACCAGCGCGAGCAAGCTTGTTTAGTGCCATGTCTAAACTGGTTTTATCAATACGAACTTTCTGCCCAAATGCGCCTTGTTCCACTGAGATACAAGCGCTTATTTCTTTCGAGGCTTCAGAAATGCAGTTACCTGCACGTCTTACACTAACGCGTTGAGCTTCGTGCTTTTCTTTGATGGTGTCGAAAACAAGTTCAGCCGCTTTTCTATCGCACTGAGTGCAAGTCGTTGTACATGGTGCAATGTCAAAAATCTTAATGTGCTTGATGAACTCATGACCGCAGCTAGAACATAGGTAACGGTATCCTTTCGGGGGAAGACTCATACTCAAAGCCTCCCTATAAGGAAGAATCCGCGCCCGCTTGGGGCGCTTCATCTTGCTTGCGGATTTTTAATTTATGCTTAAATTCGATTAATTTGCTGGCCAGTTTTTCCGAGCGCAATGCCATCATGGATTTTTCATCAAACGTCAAAATCCCACTTCTGTGATGAATCCAACGCCCAATCAATATATCTACCGCATCCTCACGCTCACGATTATCACTTGCTAATCTCATTGCAAAATTGACCAACCCAACATAGCTGCCTTGCTTCATCAGATTTTCCACATAAAGCATGGCGTCTCTAAAATCTCGGTTACTTGAAATCTTCATGATTACGCCCTCTCAACTTGAACCAATGACTCACCGTTGTTTTGCGCGCCAAGCGTCGCCATACGTTGAGCCGTGTTGGTAATGTTGGTTAAGGAGTTGTTTTGTGCTTTGATGCAAGCAACAAGCGTCATGCCTTGGAAAAGCCAAAGTGAGGCTTCAGAGGTTTCAAGTTCAAAACTGTCGAAGTAAATATGAGTTCCATTGCATTGTGATGCAACAAGTTGGCGCTGATTGCGGCGCGTTTTCCAGATACTCAAATTCATGCTACAACCCCCTGACGAAAACGTGTAGGAATGTAGGTTTGTTTCTTCTTAGGGAATTGCTCAGCGAACTTCTCGCGCAGTTGAGCTATCTTATTGAGAGAGTTTGCCGTCTTGGCTGGGTCTAGATTGATGCACCCTGCCATATCTGGGCAAGGTAAATGAATTGGGTCGGTAACGATACGTTCCATGTTGTAGCCTCCGCAAGCTTGTATCATTTATGAACTGATTCAAACGATACACAACATGACCGTGTATGCACACCCTGCGTGCATGGTGAAAACGACAATATGATCCTCTATTATGGTGTTTGAGAGCATGGGAGAGCGAAGAAAATGAACTACACAAATGAACTGTTGGATGCGGTTAAAACCAAGTACAAACTGACGTCAGAGTACCAATTGGCGCAAAAACTAGACGTTAACCACAGTCGTTTGTATCGTTGGCGGAAAGAACAAAACTCAATGGATTGGGAAGTCGCGTTCAAAATCGCTGATATGTTAAATTTAGAGGATCAATGTGTCGTCAGTGGACTCATTGACGACAAGTACAAAAACCCCCGCCTAATCAACGCCTTACATCAAATCTCCGCCGCTTAGTTTTTTTAACTGGCGGTTTTACCACATCACATATAATGCGCACTGTAATAGTGATTCCTGTGGACTTGCAATCACTAAGGCTAATCCAGTGCAAGCCATTGAGATTCCTGACAATCCAAGCCCATTAAACTTTTTTGCAATTCCTTCCCATACTGCTTTTATCTGCGGATTATCATTGCGATCAGCGTGACAACCCAACAATGCAATCTCAGGGTCTAAACCTGATTGCTCTGCAAGAAAAATTGCTTGTGTATCAGTCATATAACGCTTTCCTTTGCGGAAATCACTGATTCTTTGCGGCGGCACATTCATATCCGCTGCAATTTGTTTGTCTTGTACGTAACTTTGAGCCTTTTTGTAGGCATCTAATAGTTTGTTCTGATACATACCGCTTCCTCCGTTTCCGTCAGTTTAGCTTATCAATCACCATTTTTGGTGTCTTGCGCTAACCAATTTTGGTGATTACGCTAATAACCAAATTTGGTTATTCAATCAGTATCAGACCGCCTAGCTCTGGGCGTTTGCCCTTGACGCTTTCGCGCTTGGCTTTGGCGGTCGCTCTCTCAACTAGTCAAGGTGGTTGATTATGGAACGCGACAAAACACTTGAACTGTTATGTATGTTAGCTGGGCTACTAGCTATCGCGTTTGTTTTCTATGGACGTGCGAATTTCGATGCTCCTGCGAGCACTTATGCTCAAGTTCGACTCTGGATTGAAAAAGAGCCATCCGCTATTCCAATGCTTAATGGGTTCATGGCTGACGGCAAGCTTACACAAAACGAAGTTGATGAACTTCGTGTTTACGTTAAAGACGCACCAAAACGCGCTCTTATTTCAAAAACGGTTGAGGCTCAATAATGCGTGAACTTGTTATTGATTTGGCATCAGGCAAACAAGAATGGATTGATTTTGTTCCTGTCCATTCTTGGGCTTCATGTGAACACATTCCTGACAACTTATTCGACCATCGTTTTGAGTACGTCGACCATAGATTCACAACGCCTGAGGATTTCATTCCGTCGGCGGTGAAATCGGCAATGAGTGCGTCAATTTACTCACGCGACCTGTCAGATTTTATTGAGCGCCCTACTTCTAACCCTTGTTTGGACTTGCCGAAATCATTACACCGTAACGGCGACTTTGCTCGACATATGACACGCGCTTACACCGACATTCTGAAAACACGCAACGTTTTGGAAGCGGCTCGCGCGGTTAACGAGGCTCATACTCGTTTGACTGAGCACGGCTACAGCTACGCGATGTCGGATGAGCAAATTACCAATCTAGCTAAGCGCAAATCACGCGACTTTTCTCGTGTGTTAAGTGCAATTCCGCTTGAAGAATCACAAGCACGTTTTGATAAAGCGTGTCAGCTTCTCGATTCATTAGGCTTGGCATTCTCACCTGAGCAAATTCAATACGCAGAAAACAACTGTGAACTTTTCGCATTGGTGAACCGTGCGCTTGATGAGCATTGGCTTGTTCGTCAACTGCGCCGTAAATGTGCTTACGAGGTTGAATGTGTCGCGCGTGATTTAGCGCTTGTTCAACGCCGTAAGCAAGTTTACTGCTCGGATTTCTCTCTAAGCCGTCAACGTGACCGCAATACGTCTAACCGCATCGCCCTAGAAAACACGATTGCTTACGATGAGGCTGACCCATCTAACTACTTCACACTCAGTGAGCTATCCGCTAAGTCGGTTTCTAACGCTGAGATTCGCCGCGCTGAAATGTTCGTTCGTCTGCGTGGCTTTGAGGAAATCGCTCAAGAATCGAGTCACGATGCGGTGTTCTTCACAGTTACGGCTCCGTCTCGTTTTCACTCTGTTTCTAAAGGCGACATCAACCCGAAATGGCTTGAGGCTGGCAAGCCTGACGCGAAAGCAGCTCACGCTTACCTCATGGGCGTTTGGGCGAATCTTCGTAAGTCGATTGATAAAAGCAAAATCAAGGTTTACGGGATGCGCATTGTTGAGCCTCACCAAGACGGCACGCCGCATCACCACTTGTTGCTGTTCATGGAAAAATCCGCACGCAAATTTGTGACGTCTGAGTTTCGTCGTCTTGCTATGGCTGACTCGCCAAACGAAAAAGGCGCAAAGAAAGCCCGTTTCAAAGCGGAAGTTATCGACTGGTCGCAAGGTTCAGCCGTTGGCTATGTCGCTAAATACCTGAGTAAAAACATCGACGGTCAGCACATTGATTCTGACAAAGGTTCGTCTTTGTCTGGCTCGGATGCGGCGGAACGTGTCGTGACTTGGGCGCGTGTGAATCAAATTCGTCAATTTCAATTTATTGGTGGTCCATCTGTCACGGTATGGCGTGAGCTTCGTCGTCTTCGTGATGAATTCAAAGAGGACGATGCTTTGTTTACAGATTTATCTCAAGACGAACACTTTCTATTAGAAAAGGTTCGCCGCTCTGCTGATGAGGGCGACTGGAAAGCGTTTTGTTACGCAATGGGCGGTGTGTTCGTTAAGCGCAAAGACCAGCCAGTAAAAGCGGAATATTCCGTTTCAACCTCTATCGAAAAACTGATTGCTTCGGGCGGTGAATACTCATCGACTCGTTACGGCGATATGGCTCAAGCGCGTTTGAATGGCTTGATGTTCCATAAGATTTTTATCGCGACTCGCTTCCGTACTTGGAAGACCGAGAACAAGCAACAATTCATCCGTGCTCAACAAGGGATCATGTCTAACGTGGTCGATTACTTTGACGCGCTAGAGCGTGAAAAAGAATACGAGCGTATGTATGAAGACCTTTACGAACAATACGAAAAGCACCTAGCGCTCTATGACGAAATGGAAGCGCTGTTGCTCACCGACCCTGAGGAAATTAATGCGTCGTGTTGGGTGGGCGCAGCCCCGCCCGACATGATGCATTAATTTCCCTTGGACTTGTGTCAATAACTGTCATTTCAATTTTCAACTAACCAACAACGTAAAAATAAGGGCAAAACACTATGAGAATGGAAGGTTTAATTCTAGATGTTTCGGACATCGTTCAAGAAACCAAAACAGACCGTAACGGCGAACAAAAGCAAAACGGCAAGCTGCGTCTCATCACGACCAACCCGACAGACACTATTGAAGTGCGTGTCTCTCCTGAGCTTTGGGAAAACGGCAAGGCTGGCGAACTGCTCAAGCGCTGCGTGGGTAATCGCATGATGTTTGATGTGGAACACAAGAAATTCAGCTTTGGTAACGATGAGGGTAAACACGTCTCTATCGACGGTTTCCACCTCTACGCCCTACCTCAATTTAACGAAAAGTAAGGGTTAAATCATGACCGAGACGCAATTTGCAGAGCTAATGGCTCGACTCGATAACTTCCAGTTGATGGTGTTCTTAGGCATTTGCTTCTTGTTAGTTGCGCTCGGTTGGATGGTGGGAGGACAAAGATAAATGCTGTCAACAGAGTTCATGCTCGGCTGTTTCGCGACAGCCTTTATCCTTGGCTTCTCGATTGGTTTCCACATTTTGGGATTCAAGAAAGCGGCTGAGGTCTCAACTTCTTCATAAACCATAACATAGGAAATAAGACTATGGAAAAGCAAAACAAAGTACGCGCAGCAATGGCTAAGGCTGGCGCAGTAGTAACAGCAAAACGTGCGGCATTTGGTGGTGCACTTCTTATGGCGGCATCTGGTGCACATGCAGCATTGCCGGAACAGGCAGCGCAAGCCTTTACTAGTTTAGGGACTTTCGTTACCGACATGCTCACCTCAACTTGGGGCATCGCTGTTCCACTAACGGTTGGTTTCATCGGCATCAAGCTATTCAAGAAAGGTGCAAACAAAGCAACGTAATTCTAACGACTGCTTTATACACCCATTGGCCAACGCCTCCGAATGGGGGCGTTATTTTTCACGAGGAAGATTTACAAATGAACATTAAACAAAGCATAGCGTCACTGATTATTTTACTGGGTGTTTTGTTTAGTGCTTTTAGTGTAAGTGCCGCTCAACCAACGTATAAGGTTTCAGACGTTTCAGCTTATCCCGATTGTAAGTTGCTATTGGGTATGAGAGTTAACCCTGCCTCTTATGTCTCGTGTTATGAAAACAAGTTTGTTAACTACAAAGATTTTTCTACTAAGTCCTGTTATTTGAGGCATGGTAAATACGTTGTAGATATCATGTGTCACACAACCAGTGCTTCTTGGCCTCTTTATCGTGCAGCAGGATTCTTTCAAAATTCAGCTCAATGTCCTCCCGACCATGAAAAAGTAGAAGACGGGTACGTCGTGTCGTGTGAACCCATCGTTCCTGCATGTGAGTTTGGCGAAAACCCTGACGGTACATGTATGGATGCCTGTCAGTTCAAACAGTCCATTAATGACACTCAATCACTTCATTGGTCGGCTTACGTTTACGGTGAACAAGTAACAGGGGCGTGTTATGGCGATTTTGGTGCAACACGTTGTGAGGTCGAGCGTATCCCTAATGACAGTACGCTTTGTACTGATGTCGATTCGGGCGAATTTACCCAAAACACGCGATGTCACGGTAAGTTTCAATTCACAGGTAAGCAGTGTGATGGTGGTACGCTGTTTTGGGGTAAAGATGGCCCTGACACTCCTATTATTCCCGATGATCCAATTCACGACCCTGACGACCCAACGGGCGACATCGAAGACCCTAGCGTACTTCCTGACGACTCGACCAATACGGTTAATCCACCGAATACGGGGGATGTGCCAGATGTCGAAGACCCTGACACAGATGAATCGACCGATAAGGGCGTAGTCAACGCGATTAAAGGGCTCAACTCAGATGTGAACAAGGCGCTTCACGCGCTAAACGTCGACCTCAATCAATCGAGCGCTGATATTCAAAACCAAATCATTGCGCTTAATGCGTCGATGGTGACTAACACCCAAGCGATTCAAAAGCAGCAAATCAACGACAACAAGATTTACGAAAACACTAAGGCGCTGATTCAGCAAGCTAACGGTGACATCACAACGGCGATCAATCGAAACACCAACTCTGTTGGTGAGGTAGTTAAGGGGCTCGATGATTTGCAAACGACTAACGCTGATGGATTTGCAGAGCTATCGGACAAACTCGACGACCTCAAGCCTTGTGAGCCTACCGAGGAAAACAACTATTGTGAAAACCCTCATGGTTTAGGTTCGGATTATGTCGGTGATGTACTGACTCAAGCGGATAAAGCCGTGTCCGGTGCGATGAATTCCTATGAAAAGACCGTGACCGATGCGGCTAACAATTTGATTGAGAAGAATCTGACGGCGGAGTCTGAGGGGCATATTAATGCCATATCGGATTCGTTTTTGAGTGTGTTACCTAAGCCTACGCCCTGCATGAATCTATCCTTGCCTACGCTTGGCGGTGGTCGCGCTTCTATTTCTTGTGAGTTTTCGCAGAAACTCAAAATGATCATCTCAATTCTGATTTACATCTACACGATTAAGACGCTTGTTGAAATCCTGCTGACTGAGGTCACGCCTGTACCAAGTAACAAGCCAGGTTCGGGGAGATATTACTAATGATTCAGCTATTACCAATTGTCAGTACCATTGGGACGGCGCTGCGCCTCCCAGCTCTGGTTGCCTTTATCTCACAGATAGCGACCACGTTATTTGGTTGGTTCTTCATTGCGAAAGCACGAAACGTCACGATTAACTTGGTCATTTTAACGCTGCTAATCGGTTTGACCGTCACCCTCACCTTGGCAATTTACACCCTTGCAACGGGTCTGTCTTATGTTGCGCCTCCAATGTGGTCACAAGCAGCGGGTATGTTCATCCCTAATAACGCCGTGCCTTGTGTGAGTGCGATTTACTCGGCGCGTCTGCTGCGTTGGGTGTGGGAATGGAAGTTCTACGCGATTGTGAGGGCGGCGTAATGGCATCGGTCTACTTTGTCACGGGTAAGCTTGGCTCAGGCAAAACACTGACGGCGGTCGGTAAGATTCGTGAGGCGTTTATGCGCGGTGTGCCTGTGGCGACAAACCTCGATATCAACTTGAAAGAAATGCTTGGACGCGATAAGCGCAATACTCGCCTTTATCGTCTGCCGGACAAGCCTCAGGTAGAAGATTTGATGGTCATTGGCTCAGCAAACAAGAGCTATGACACAAAAAAAGACGGTTTGATTGTGCTCGATGAGTGCGGAACGTGGTTTAACTCGCGCACATGGAACGACAAGAATCGACAAAAGTTAATTGATCACCTTTTGCATATTCGAAAGCTTGGATGGGATGTCATTTTCATCGTTCAAGACATTTCGATTGTTGATAAACAAGCACGTCTCGCGCTGGCTGAACACACCGTGTTTTGTCGTCGTTTAGACCGTCTTCAAGTCCCTATCATCTCGACTGCGGTATCCGTTCTAACGCTCGGTCAACTCAAGTTGAAAATGCCTAAGCTGCACGTTGGCATTGTGAAGTATGGTGACAACGCGAACTCGCTCACCGTCGAGAAATGGATGCTCTGGGGCACGGACTTGTACAGCTCTTACGACACTAAGCAGATGTTTAGAAACAACTATGAGGACGGCGTTTATTCAGTATTGCCGCCCTACTATACCCACGGACGTTACACTGTCCCGTATACGTTGAGAAATATCATGCGCATTACGAAAATCTATCTCCGTAAATACTCCCGATTCAGTGTATTTGCGGCAGGTGTCGCCGTCTCGTTTGCGGTGTTCACCTTAGTTGGCACGCCGAACATGTCGACGGAACCCGAAACGGCTCAAGCCTCGGTGCCTCGTGAGTCATTGAGTGACTTGCTCGACGGCTATCGAATCGAATCGTCAATGAATCCCCCAAACGTTGCCCCGTCTTTTGTGTTGGTTAAGGACGATGTGCGTCTTTCGTCGTCGCAACTATACGCAAAAGGCTTTACGGCTCAATCTAACGGCTCTTGCTCAATTACGGTTAGCGGCAATGGTCAATCATTCAAAGTCATGTGCTAG